TGGCTGGCGTATAAGGAACTATCTGTGCATAAACCGTTACACCTGATTTGGGGGCAGATGTAAAAGTAAGACTATAAACACCAGTTACATAATTTATTGTTCCTGCGGCGTCACCAGAAAATGCACCAAGACCATCATCATATGCAGCTAGACCTTGGTTAGCCGTATTTACAGATGTAAACGTAACATTGCTACTCAAAAATGGGATATTAGTTAACGTACCAGCAAAAAGAGTAGTTACGCCATCACCTGTACCTATAGAAACTAGCTGGGAATTGTTTGGATAAATGTCATAAAAATCTGAGCGAGATTCACTAAAGGTTGCAGACCTACCTGCTATTGTTACATTGTTCGAACTAAGGTTGTACTTGTTCTTAAAGTTATAAAGAGGGTCCGTTGTAACAGTAGTATTCGTAGAATATCTTTCTACATACGGATCTGTATAAAACTTGAGCGTACTCTTTAAACTATTGATGGTTAACGACGAGGGAATATCATAAAGAACAAAAGTATTAACGTAAGAATCTATATCCGCATCAGTAAGCTGTGCCGATGAAGGACTCTTTGTTAGTCTTCTAACCTTAGTTCTTATATTACCAAGCGTGGACAACGTAGCGTCTGACATTTATCCATCCAATCCATTACTATAATTGTTTTACGGTTATCAACTCTGACGGCCCAGATAACTCTTCAATATCAATAAAGTCTAAAACATTAAAAGAAAAACGTTTCTTCTTCATGCCTAACTCTATAGAAGGCCGACCATTTTCGTCCATAGCGTGCTTATTTACTGGAATCCAACCATTCTGCTTAAGATGTTTTACTACACCTAATGGAAGCGAATACACTTGCCCATCTCTAAGCTCATATCTCTCAGTTGGATCGTCCTTAAATTCCTTAAAGACAAACTCTAATGTTCCACCAGGCAACTCATCATATTTAAATATGCCTTTAACTTTCTCGCGGTGTTTATCTCGCAAGAATTCCATGGAAACTGTCTTCTGACCTTTTGCTTCTGCCATGATTACTCCTATAAAAATATTAACACTTTTACGAGGGGAGTTTTACGTCCCCTCATTAGCCTTCTGATTACATTCTAATTAGAATGAACGACCAGCTTTCCAATAAATAACATCAGCATTGCTACCTGCAGGCTGTTTAACGCCGGCTGTAAGCACCATACCAATGAAACCTTGGTTTAAGAACGATCCACCAAATGTGTTTGCATAGGTAGATGTTGCTGTATCACCAAATGGAATTACTTGAGCAGGTGTAAATTCACCTACTGCTGGAAGTGGGAACTTAAATGCTGTAAATGCACTTGAATCAATGTTCAAGGTAAATGTAGATGCAGTTACCGCAGTAATTGTTCCTACCAAGTTGTTCATTTGAGTCATGCCACAGTTTGAATCAACCTTCATACGTACAGATTGACCAACTGCATATCCATGATCCACCAATGTTGTTACAACAGCACTTGTAGCAGCTGTAATATTAGAAATATTTCTAATTGATGGGTTGAACATGTTATAGATTTCGATATTTGGAGCTACAAGTCTCCAGTAACCAGCTGCACCAGCAACAAGACCAGGAGCTGTTGCTAATGTATTGGCTAATCTGAAGCTTGTGTTCAAAACAGTTGTATCAATAGTAAAATCAAGACCATTAAGATTGGTATGATCTGTATTTCTGATTCTTACAATTGCACCATCCGCTAAACCAGATGTTGATGCAGTTGAATAAACAGGACGTGTAGCATTTGTACCAGCTGAAACAGCCACTTCTGCACCAAGTGCATAGGTAGACGAATCGATAAGGTTAAATGCTGAAGTCGCAACATCAATAGCTGCAGTATGGTCACCAGCAGGATGATATTTTACTATTCCTGTTGATCCCATTCCACGCTGCCATTCATATTCAAAACCATGACCATTATTTGAAGCAGCAGCCTCAGTAATGTTAATGATTTGCATCCAGTCAATGTCTGAACGGACTTTAAGGGTCTTGTTGTTACCATCAGCGGTAAAATAACCCTGTGAAATGATTGTTTCCATTATTTCTCCTTAATTTCGTAATGTTGAGCGAAGGTTCAAGATGTGAAGATCCTGAAGGATCGCACCAGCATAACTGAATTTATATCCAGTTGTTACGTTCAAGGCTAATGGGCCCGAGTACATAGCTGGTCTATAAATAAACTCAGCTGAGGCACCATTTTGCTCAATTACTGAATATGCATTCATACCCATTACGAAGTTGTTGTAAACCGTGGCACCCTTTGTTGACGCTGCAACAGAAGATGAACCAAGAGATGACAACAAAATACGTATGTTGTTGTATGCACCATATTCAGAACGAATTCCAGCAGCCGTTGAAGGATATGAATTCTTCGAAACAAAGTCAGGAATTCTTTCCAAGTCTTTTGCAATCTTGGTATTAGACATCATCAAGAAAGCATCACGAATAGGAGCTGTTCCAAACTTGTTCTCACCTTCAATGTTCTCAGTAATCGTATAAGCATCATTGTCTAACAATGTTACTGCTACGTTAGTAAGATCACTTGCTGTTAATTCAGTAGGGACGTCCGATTCTATTACTTTGTTGACTTTAGCCGTAGAATTCGATAAAAACTTAATATGATTAATAAAAATAATACTTTTGATTTCGCTTACGCAGCTGGATATATAGATGGAGATGGATGTTTTAATATTGGAAAGACATCTATTAAAGGTCGTATATCTAAAAAATATATCGCCTCCACTATAGTTACATCCACCAATATAGAAATTATAAAATGGTTCAAGGATAACTTTGGTGGATCCATACAATCCTCTAAAAAAATCATCAAAGGACAGAAGCAACTTCATTATTTTGTTATGAAATCTAATGCATCCAAAGAATTCCTCAAACATGTATATCCATATCTTGTTGAAAAACGAAATCATGCAAATATTTTTCTTAATTTTATTAATACCAAAGACCACAAAGAAAAAAATAAACTTATTAATAATCTTAAGTGTATTAAACAAAATGGCGATTTCGTTAATAAAGATCATCCAAATTCGCTTAAAGCAATTAGCAATACTATTACTCCCAAAGAAGAAGATTTTGCCTATTTCGCTGGATTTATAGACGCCGAGGGATGTTTTGGCATTTCTAAATACATGCCCAATAAAAGCCCAAATTTTGTCTATAAAATCATGCTTTCCATAAACAACTCTCGATATCCTAATTTTAAATGGATTATCGAGCGTTTTGGTGGGCATCTTTCCTTTATTAATAGAACTACAAAAAACAGTTCTCATCATAATCAACTTCAATGGAGAATTACTGCTAAATCTCTTAATAAGATTATCAATAAAATATATCCTTTCCTTAAGTACAAACAACCTGTCTGCAAAGAACTTATAGACTTCTACAAAACCACTCTTAATAATGGCGGCGCTAGACACACAAAAGAATTCCGTGAATCTTATGCACAGATCATTAAAATAAGAGAAAATATTGTAACCAATGTCCATAAACTTAACCTCAAGGGTTGTTAATACTGCTAAAGCGGGTAGATCTTCTCAGCCTACCTCTCTATGTTTCCATAGAGTCTAGAGCACCGCATCGCACTGTTATTGTGCGTCTTTCCGCTTGCTACGTTCACGGTCTAGCTTACAAAAGCCAGTTCCGCCTTGTTGTCTTCACCATTACGTGCTAAGAGTTTCAAGACCATCAGGAAAGATTTTACAACGGCAAATAGTCTACCGTTGACACCATCTGTACAGTTAATGTAAGATGCTGTTGCCTTTAAAAGATCACGAGTTAAGACGTCTTCTGTTTCACGCAGTGAGATACCAAGTACGCGCGCTGCATTAGCAAGAACATCTTCTTGATTTTGCAAAACTCATTCTATTACTTCGAGACTAACTATATCTCTTATGACCTATTACTAGGCGGTGAGTCTTGTTATTCCTCACTCACTGGCTTTCACCAGTGTTTAGACTATCACTTAACATTATTTTATTTAATGCTTCCTCGGGTTTAGTCGTTGTGGCTAGCCATCTAATTAAACTTAGACCCTTGCCTCTGGTTACCATGCAATCAAATTAACGAGACTATGTCTCAATGATTGTTTAGGCTTTCCAAGTAATTACCGTGGATTTATAGCAGGCACTTTTTCTGCAAAATCAAGTATTTCAAAGAACTAATATAGTTAAAATCTAATTCTGAACCTGCTCGTTAATTTCTACGTACTTGCCGTAATAAGCGATCTTGGCATCAATGAATACCTTAGAAAGCTGTTCAGCTGGAGGCGTAATACCTGTATTACCAAGTGGTACGCTAGCAAGACTGAGTTTATTATAACGTTGCATACGTAACGTATCACCACCGTTCTTTTGAAGAGTTTTCTTCACGGCAGCTACGTTATGAATCAAAGATGCAGTTGGGGTAGAGAGAATCATCTCATCTAACGACTGTTGAATTGCAGGAGGCAATCCAGTTGTCGTTGTCATTCCAATAGCCATGTTTTGTCCTTAAGTAACTAAATAATACTATTTAAACTACCTAAGTCGGATGAGGCTTAGACATTAACATCCTGGGTTGGCGAAGCCCTGATAACGCCGAAGGGACATGCGACATCCCGATAGATAGCCCCACACAGAGCTATCTAATTAACGCAAATTTCAATCAATTCTCAATATAACATAGGTCATAACAAGACCAATAAATACCAAAACTAATATCGGGAACATTATAATCTCTTTGAAGCTTCTACCATCTTTCTATAATTCTCAGCCTTACGTTCCTCTGTCAACCCATTCGCAAAAGCATTAGCCCTAGTCAAAGGATTAGCCCCTATAGCTGGAGAAACACTCGTAGCCGGTCTTGGCTTAGCAAGGTTCTTATCTATAGTCTCTTTGTTCTGAGCTATCTCTTTAGGCTCATAGATACCAAACTTCTTGATGGCTTTATAGGCCGCTACAGCCTTACTAAAAAGATCAGCCTGAGAGCCGATTGACTGAGCTATCTCAGGCTCAGCTTCATTCAAGATAGCAATATTATCAGGAGAGACCACATCATCAAAGTCAGGGTATTGTTTTCTAAGCTGTTGTTCTGCATTCTGCGCCATCATCTGAAGTTTCATATTCTGTTGTTCACGAGCTAACTTCTTGTATTTATCATCTGTATCTTCAAAGTCTTCAACAGAGTTAACCTCTTCTGCTGGTTCAGTAACAATCTTAGATTCAAAGGCACGAATCCTGGCTAAGGCCTCATCGCGTTCTTTCTCTACCTTGCGCTTAGCTTCAGAAAGAGCCCTGAAGTTCCTGGAAGCTGGAGTTTCAACAACCTCTTTTGGAACCTCAGGAGCTTCTGTAGGAACTTCAACCTCTTCTTTAGGAGCTTCTGGTGTTTCTGGTAATAATTCGTTTAACTTCTCTTCTGTATCAAACATCTTCTACCCTTAACTTTAAGTTATCATTAATATTTTTAGACAGATTCATAAGACTGTGATCTCTAAACCTTAAAACATACTGCAATAAGTCCCACTTATCAGGCGGAACCAATGCAGCGTTCTTGGCTAAGTTTATACATGTTTGCTTGTTGGGTAATACCCATAAAAATTCTAATCCATCATCTTTTTTATTATACATGAACACAGACTGGTTATATTCAGGCATGGGACAAGACCAGCGATGCAAAAAGTAATTGCGTATAACATTCTTCATGAGTGTTTCTTGTTTGCTGATAACCACAACAAAGAAATCCCCAGGATAAATACGCTTGCCTGCCGCTAGAGTATCTAGAACATTATCCATATACCCTTTGGTCATTTCACGACCCTGCTCAATTACTGGTACCTCAGGATCATTCTTCTTCAAGAGATCCAAAGATATTTTACCTATAGGAGTAGGAGTTATCATCATTACTTATAATCTCGTTGTTAAAGTCTGGGCCATCCGTCTCAACAAAAGTGTTCAAACAAAGACAGACGACCCGAGACAGAAGAGTAGTTAATAACCCGTGTTTACTGTGTTGGTCTCGTTAGATATCTTTTCAGCGTTCATCTTATCCGATTTATCTGATCGTGGCTTAGTTTCTCTTGTTCTATTAGTAAGATTCAGAACCTTGTCAGCTATCTTACGAAACTTATCTTTTCTTGGCATTGCTGGCATATTATTTCTTCATATTTCGAGCAATACCAGCCTTATCAGCAGCCATTTGAGCATCCATCATCTGATTTTCATCAGGCTGAGACAAGCTCTTTAATGACATAGGCGCATATGCTTTTTGAATAACTTCTTTAGGGCAACCATTCTTGCCAGAAATCATCCCACTATCTTTAGCCATCTGTGCTTCATAATCCGAAAGCGTTGAATTCATAGGTTTTAACTCGGACGGGGAATAAAAACGTTTTGCCATGATATTTCTCCCTTTGTTGAAACTGATCACTAGTGTGATCAAGGATTAATTCCTCTAACAACGATCCGTACTTCGGATTTAGTTAGTGGTTAGTATTATCTATTCTGGTTTCGGATACCACTTTTCTTCAAATGAATTAAGTCGTACCAACAACTCTTCAGCTCTTGTCTTACTCCAACGTAACATCTCTATAGCATCAGCATTATAGTATCTCAGGATGTCCGAATCACTAAAAAAAGCAGTTAATTGTATAAGATAAATAGATACCGATTCTTTAAGATCAATAAGCGAAATACGTAACTTCTCAGGAGTAATAAACAACCCTTCTCGTAAATCATCACTAACGCGCTTAGTTAAAATAGTGCTAATTATTACATTCTCATCGTCTAAGAGATGCCTATATTCAACACAAGGCTCCATTGCTATACATACTTGTACAATAATTAACGATGCTAAAAATGCAGAGATAAACATCCACATGTGTTTAAGAGCCAACTTCATTGTGTTACTCCACCTGGATTTTTTACACTATCTTGCTCAGCTTCGCTTTCATTAATCAAATAATTCTCCATGGTTAAATTACCAACCTCTAATGTAAGCAAGTGCACCTTGTACAATGTATACGCATGAACGCATGATAAAATAAATCCAAAAACTAATAACGATACAAATTCATTAGTTTTCATACCACTCCTTAAAAAGTTGTAGGTAACGGATTAACTTGCGATTCACTTGGTTGCTTTTCATTAATTATCGCTGAACTCATCATCTCAGTTTTCATGTCTTTAGGCTCAGCGGGTTGCTCCATCATCTTAAGCATTCCTAAAAGCTTATTGATGTGCTCAATGTCTAGGCCTTCAAGCTCTTTAATCGCCTTAATTATGCTCAACGTAGCATCAGCATCATCTTTTTTAGCATTATGATCACGCTCTTCCATTAAGCCCATGTTAGAATAAACACGAGATTCTCTCTCCATCCTTAATCCGCGATCAGCATCGGCTCGTGCTTGTGCAAGCTCAATCTGAGCTTGTTGTAATTGCATCTGAACCTGAAGCATCTGTTGTTCTTGTTGTTGTTTAGCCTGTAAGGATTGACCAAGAGACTCGATAAGCTGCTTCTTGTTCTGTAAGGTTGATGCTTCAATAATCGTTGAATCTGGAATAGGTACACCCAGCTCTTTAAGGTTCATGAGTTGTGCGAACTGCATCTGACGCTGAGTGGTTGTATTAACACCTTCTTCAACAGCTGCATCATATCTGCCAAAAGATTTATTGTAGAACTGCTGAGTAGGCTCTTCCTCGATGATGCGCTTAATCTTACCAGGAGTGTAATTAGTCTGTATCGCTGCTATCTCTAGCTGTCCAAGTATCTTTTGTGATCTATCAAGTTGATCAAACAGTGTTTGTAATGTCGTAAGGCCTCCACCCTGGCGAAGCATAGAAAGTATCCCAGCTTTGTCATCAGTGGCCGAACCTAAAAGCTCTTCATTTACAGCCGATATCTCCATGATCTCTTTCGAGTAGGTTTCAGCAAGCTGAGCCCAAGAGGCAGGAAAATCAGGCGGCACTATCTGCTGGACATCCGCTATAGTTCCACTGTCATTAAGCGCTATACCCTTACCAAGGTCACGCATGTAAATGTCTAGTGGGTTAACCATGGCACTAGCTTTGTAAATGAACCCTGGGTTAACACGGTTCTGAACAAACTCTAACTCTAAACCTTTCATGGTGTTATACAGGAACTGAGGATCACGCAGTCCACGTACCATACCCTGGATTCTTTGACTCATGTTTTGTAACTGAGGAGTGAAATAACCAAACACAGGCACAAAGGGATATGTATCTATACCAATAGGGTTTAATCCATCAAAGATAACCTTACCCTGGATTAAAATAGCTAGGCGTACAGTTGGGATCTGAACAGATGTCATCTTAACAGTAGGATATGTCTGCAAATAAAGAGCTAAGCGTTCATCATCTTGACCAGCCCATTCAAGTGTTTCACCAGTCTGAGCATCAATAAGAATAAGCTGAGTTCGATAGTCACGGTAGTAATACTCATCGTAGGTATATAACTGACCCATGTTAACGTTAAAGTTCTCGGGCATGTACTGAAACTTGCCGTCCTTATTGGCGGTCTTGTTCTTAAGCTCAAGTATCTGTTCTTTAAACTCTGGAAGTAATGATAAGCATTCTTGTTGGGTTAGAAAGTTACGCTTCCAGATAGCATTACAGTCAGATAGGTCCGGCTTCTTAAAGAATGGATCAATGATAAACGTGTTGTATGGACAGTTATCCACCTTAATTTCACCAGAGATAGGGTCTTTTCTGTAGTCTACCCAGAGTTGCATCAAAGATAAGCCCGATACTAACGCATTTTGAAACGACTCAGATATGGTCTCAAGCACAGACTCTTGACGATTAATGTGCATTATTATCTTTGTGAACTGGTCTGCCGTCTGCATATCACCGTTTTCTACTGGTGCTACAATGGTGGACTTACGATTACGTCTCTGAAAACCAGAAGCTAAATTAACAACGCGCTTAATGCGGTTAAAATTGAACTGGTGCTTGTATGGTAATGTCCTTGATGGATAGAGTTCCCGCCACACGTTCTGATCACCTGACTCAAATCTGGAGTCAATATCAGCCTCAGCCCAAAAGTTCATGTTCTGTGAAATAGAGTTCGTATAAAAGTCTTCAATGCGCTGCTTCATTACCTTAGACGCAGAATCATTGTACGAATTATCAGGAAATATAGTCTTTAATGCCATCCTTATCCCCTTTAAAAAACAGATTAATCGGTTATGGAAATAATTTTATATGCGTAATAATTATATATCAATATTTCCTAAAGATATCTGGCAATGATGACTCTTCTCCGTACATGGCTCTTCTGTAGTTAGCATCCAAGTCTTCGGACGATAAACTGTCTTTAGTCTTTGGCAATGAAACAGCAAGGTATCTAAAACAATCTGCAAAATGTGAGGCAAAGTCATGGAGTGGCTGGTTCTTATAGATCTTCTTTACACTATCGTACTCTTGCCTATAAGCATCTAATGCTTTTAGTAGAGGCTTGCACTTCTCTTCATCTATCCAGATCTTACAAAAAGAAGAACGAACCGCCTCTATACCATCCATAATCGAAACATTAGGCGCTATAGTAAACGTAACACCAAGCTGCTTAGCCTTCTCTATTCTTGTAACTCCTGAAGTCCATTCTTTTACTGCAATATCATGTGGACCAAAGTGTTTACCATACTTATAAGGCTTAGATTCTAGTACAGATATGTAATGCTCTAGGCCTTCTTTATTCTTCTCGTAGCAGTCAATTATGTGCACTGTTTGGCCTATAGTCTGAAAGAATATGATAGATGTACTATCACGTACGCCAATGTCCCAAGCAGTATGCACGGGATGATTAACTTCCCATGGTACATTCGTAATCTGATTATTAAGACGCATCTTGTTAATGTATTTAGAATAGTAACTACCCTCTACGCCAGCCGTAAAACTGCAAAAGAACTCCTGCTCGTACATGTCTTCTGACATCTCTTGCTTTTCTTTCTCCAAAGCAGTCTCAGAAATATGTCGTGTTTCATCAACATCTAACTTGTAACAAAACCAATCCTTGGACGACGATGCAAGTTGATACATATCCCAGAAATGATTTTTTCCAAACGGGGTTGATACGAAACAGGCTATGCCGTCGTTCGCCGCAAGAATGGGTCTGACCGTAGTCCATGCTCTAGGATCTTGGTAAGCATACTCAGAGAATATAACCATGTATGGATTGGTTCCTCGAAGGCGATCGTAATGATCTGAACCAAGTAGTTGGATAATAGAGTTGTTTATGAATGTTATCTTCATCTCGGAAGAGTTCTTCTTCGCTAGTCCCTCAGGTATATAATCCAAAAGACGTTGACCGTCTATTGATATACAATCCCACAAGGCACGACGAGCACCAGAAAAGGTAGGAAACACATAGTAGATAGTACAAACTTTGCGTAGTGCCTGACGTATAGCTATCTGAAAACAAGCAATGTCCTTACCTGCGCGACGCGGCAATATGATCAGCGCTCTCTTAACATCCTTGTTCTCTATAGCATCAACAATAGGTATCTGATAATCCCTGAACTTAAACTGATTTAGCTTTATCCTGTCTGTAACAGACATCGTTGCTGGAGTACTCATTTTTCTTCTGACTTATATTCATACTTCTTCATGAACTCATTGTTCTTATCGACCTCAACTTTGCGCGCTGCGTTGAAAATAATATCCTTACATAAATCTAATAGTTCTGTACTCATACCATTGTCACTAGAAGACTTTAATTTGGAATGATATTCATCTTGAGCCTTCCAATCTGCGTCATAAAAAGATTGCATGTGTTTAAAGGTATTTGGTTCAATTTCTCTCTTAAGTGCTCTTAGTTCTCGGCGTGTTCCAAGAATCATTCTTACTTGTTCTCTGGCTTCTCTTAATCTTGGACATCTATCCATAAAATCGCTTAAGTCTTTATTGCTCATGCCTTGTATGATCAGAAATTGATTTAGTATTAAATGATCATCTGACGCTAGTGCCCAGGAGATCATTTTCTCACCAAGATTTTCTAAAGTTTCTTGTGTAAATGGTGTTTGTCTTAAGGTATTGAGATCAAGTCTAAAGTCGGTTGTATAATTTACATATTTTGTGGGTTTTGTTGCTGATGTCTTAGATGTTATGTTAACATTTGAAGATTTCTTCTTTGTTGGTTTCATAAGGCTTTTCTCCTGTTAGCGTGTCTCATTTTGATACAGTTAAAAAAGTGTGTCATTTTGGGACATATTGTTGAATTAGTATTTCTGTACGGGGGTTATCCGAGTTAGTCTTTGTGGATAAGATTCTATAAATCTGTGAATCATCGTTAAAGATAATGTTACTTGAAGCATCAAGTGTTTGTTTCAAAAGATTGTCTAAATCTGGTTTTTTGGTGTGTGGAGTATCTATTAATGCGAGTTGTTTTTTAAGTGATAGTGATTTTGGTATAGGCATATAGAAGTTTATGGTTAGGAATATTGGGCCTGATAGTGGGTGACACTTCCACTGAGACTTTATGATTAGGGATAATTTACGTAGTTCGTTTTGTTTGGGGTTATAGGTTCCGTGGAATGTTACTCGAGGGCGAGCTGCGGGGACGGGATTCCCTGGGATAATTATGAGCATGTCATTTCCAAAAAAAAGATGATTAAGTAACAGAGCATCTCTATTTCTGAAGGATATATCATCTTAGGTAGTCCTGTTAGTGCGCAGTTCTTTAATCTCACGGATACGAGTAATGGTGTTTTGGTAGCGAGACTTTGGTAGATCAGCGAGGCTACGTAGGTGTAGACGATCCATTAAGTCTTCAGCTATGTCCAGAAAGTCACCTATTTCGTATTCTATCTCGGCAAGTTGTTCTTTGGTTATTGTAGTGCTTGATTCTGTCTTGGTTGAGTATCCGAGGGAAGGAGAGGTTCCTTTAGCTAGTATCTTACGTGCAGAGGCCATCTCTTCGTTAGCGTTATCGTCATGTATGTCTTCTGAGATTGTTATGTTAAGAAGTGCCATGAGTTGCATGCGGCGAGTATACCAGAGGGTAGAGGCGAATGTATGGATGTCGTTTTTAGAGGGGATAAGCTTGGCTCGTGATTCTATCCATTGACCAGTAGAGTGCCATAAACGGGTTTGTAGGATGGTTGAGCCATCGTCTGGGGTTAGAGTTCGCTGGGTTACAGAAAGGCCGTATTTGGAGAGTATGGGTCTGATTTTGATCATTATTTCATCAAGGTCAGCATACCCGGACTTAAAGTAAGCATCTTCTCTATTGCATGTTATTTGTAGGTATTCGGATTGTGATTTAGATAAAGCTTCGTTGAGGTCTTTAGTCTCTGGTGATTCATATGGTTGAGTATTCTTAAAAGATTTTAAAACCTCTTCAAGCTTATTATAAATATCTTCTAGTACCACTCTCTCTCCTCCTTAAAGGTTAGTTACCGTCTGTATCAATATGATTATAAAACTTTAATGCATCTTCAATAGAATGTTTTATTAAATAACTATAAAGAGTTGAATAATTTACGCTTAATTTTTTAGACAATTCACTTAATGTTATTTTATGATTATTGATATAAAAAATTACATTATTCCTTTTGTTTAAACCTTGTTCTGCAGAAGTTGCCCATCTACAGTTTTCCTTATAATAACCCTTATCGTTATTTATTCGTTCCAATGAGTATTTCAAACTTGGCTTTTCTATCATATCTTTTACAAATTCATCGAAACTTAATCTCCATTTTTTACATACTTTAATTCCGCGACCACCATAACTTAAATACTTAGGATCATGAGGAATATAGCATCTATATAACATCTTTACCCAAGTCTTATATAATGGATGTTTACTATTATATTTATTATATAAAGATAGATTTATATTATTTCTACCGAAAACATATTTATTTATAACAAAATCTTTTTTTTTGCATTCATTACAATATTGGGAATATCCCTTTGTTAATAAATCATATGATTTAATTACAATATTTCCGCATTCACATATAACTTTCCACATCGTATGACCATTTTTACTATGTGAATATCCCAAAACTATTAATTTTCCAAAATGCTTATTAGTTAAATCTATTCTTTGTTTACCGGAACATTTATGACATTGTTTTGTGATACCTAAGTATAGATGTGAAGAATCTACGATTTTTTCATGTCCACACAAGCATTTACATAAATAACGATTTTTATTTTTTACTTTATCGATTATGGTCCATTTTCCAAATTTATCATTAACATTAAAGTTATACTTATTTAATTTTATTTTTAGGCATACTTTACACATTAAATATTTATTTTTACTTAATGCGTTACTAGTTATTTGTAATTCATTGCCACAATCACATTTACATAAAAAATTAAAATATTTTCTATAAATTCCAATATTTTTTATGAGAATTAAATTTCCATATCTTTGTCCAATGATAAATTTGCTCTTAGTTTCCATCTGTATCGTCGTCAGATACGATGTTAATAATCGCACTATAAGCATATCTTCTTGCATAGGTTATACTTCCACCCCATGTATGCAAGATATTTACGCCTGGTTTATCTTCTTTAGATGTTGGGAGTTTAAGAGAAGACTTAATAGATTGTCCTGAAGAGTGAGCGAGTATTGTTATTAACATATCGCCTTCAAAAGATTGAATAACGCAGAGTCCATTCTTAACTAGTATGGGCCTAGATACGCGTACTATCTCAGCAAGATCAGCATAGCGCTGCTTACCATAGGCTGATTGGTTCTTGCCTACGATAGGTAGTTCAGATTGTGCTTTAACAAGTGCTGAGTACAGGAATGAGTTATTTTCTAGGCGTAACTCTTTCATCTTATCTTTAAGGTCTTGATTCTCTTTACGCAGAGATTCTAGTTCGAGTGTTAGATTTAGTTGGTCTATTTCCATATTATTCCTTCGTAGTATTAATTTCTACATTCTCATATGTTTCTAATCCGATTATTGCACAATAAGAATTTAGTCTGATATTGTTAACCATAAAGATACGATCAACATTTTCTTGTGAAATTATATTCTCTGCCATTTTTGGTAATTCAACTTTAGATTGTATGCATTGTCCTGAATGGTGAGCAAGCGTCGTTACCATAGTGTTAGCCTCAAATGTCTGAAAAATACAAAGATTATTCTTAGTCAATACTGGAGTAACTGCTTTAATTACTTGAGCGATAGTTATGGTTTGATCACTACGAATTGCGGGCATTTCTTCTTTTGCTTTAATTAAAGCGGTATAGATAAGTGAGTTATTATTTTCCTGAAATGAACGTATTGTCGCTTTTAGTTCACGATTCTCTTCATTTAGTAATGATGATAACCCACGAAACTTTTCGGCTTCGCTTTCTGCTCGTTCTCTTTCAGTTTCAGATTTATTATGTTTTTCTCTCATTCTGTCTACGTATTCTACATCTTTTTTTCTATTAATTTCTGCTTTTTTGAGTAATCCTCCTATTTTTGATTCAAGGGTTTGATTTTCCTGCTTAAGTCTTTCATTTTCTACTTCAAGTTGTGCCATTCTTTCAATACGTTCTGGTGTGCACATATTGCTTAACTGTTCAATTACTCTATTAAGTCTTTCAATTTCATCTGCTTTTTCGATCGAATTCAATAACATAATTACTCTTCTCTAGTAAAAACATTATTCTTTAAACATTCCAAAAAAAACTTCTTACCGGCATTAAACATTCTCTCTGAGTGATACTGGCCACTTTCACGAGGCTCATAAAGCTTTAACTTGTGATCAATGTCACTAAATTCCATGGGCATATTATGCGGGAAGAATCCGTACCTTAAAAAGATTATTTGAACGTAATGTGGTGGTAACACCTTATCTAAAAGATGTTTATGTTCAGCAAATAGATCTCTATCATTCATGCTCGTTTATTTCCCTTAATAACTCGGTTAGCTTATCCTTGTTGTATATCCTAAAATTATTAAACGGGTTACGTGATACCGATATCTTACCCTTAGCCTCCCATGCTCGGAGTGTATTCTTAGAGACCCCTATAAACTTGGCTGCCTCTTCTATCGATAAAAACTCATTAAGCTTTGAGACTAGTCTCTTTTTGTCGTCCATAACTCCCTTGCCCTATATATCAAATTGTTTAACGAAACTTAACTTCCAAAAAATAACAGATTCTTTTCTAAACGGGTTGAGATCAACATCTTTGAGTTGGGGGATCTTACTATAGTCAACAGATCCAGGACGTTCAACCTTCTTGTACGTATATCCAGCAATAGACGTATCCTCAAAGTTAGACTCAGCTAATAACGTCTTGGATAACTCAGCCTCTATCTCTTCAAGATACTTAATCTTGGCCTTTGTCTCATATAACTTTTCAGCCAATGCCACCCATGTAGGATTGTTCTTTATTATTTCCATGAAACTACCTTCATATCTACAGACAAGTCTGCTACTAGTTAAACTAATTACTTACCCTAACTATTGTATACCAGTATATACCAATGTCAACAGGCTAGATAAATTATTTTTAGACTAATTCTGGATGAGATACGACAAGGTTAAATAATTCTACAAGATCAGGATATAGAGCATGTACTCTGTGAGCAAAGTCTGTAAGGCTGACATAGATTTCTTTCATTTTCTTATAGATATCTATAAGTTTTCTACCTATTTTCTCCAATCTTTGAACGTCCATGGCTAATTCATAGAGTGATTTAAATTCATTCATTGAAACGTGAATAACGGCATCTACCGCTTTAGATAATCCTTCAATAACTGCATTCATTATTTCTCCTAGAAATGTTAACAACTCATCTAGCCTGTCGACATATAGAAAATACCCCATATCACCAATAAGTAATACAGGGCATATGGGGATATAGTGAATTCTTTAAAGCCGTAATGTGTAAGAAACATGAAAAGGAGAATCGTATTGAGAAAAAAGGTAATAAACAAAAAAATCAACGAGACACAGCCCAGTATCGACCGTGTCTCAACGCATCTATGAAGTAGATATATGTTGTTTTAATACAAGCTTCTTACACATTACGGCTAGTTCTTAAAATGATGGCTCTTCAGCTTCATACTGATCGGGGTTATCTATAACCTTAGGATTTCTTGGTAAATCAATTACCTCAGTAGCTACTATAACAAACTTAGACATCTTTTTACCATTATCTCTAGATACCCAGCTCTCTTCTTTAAGCCTACCTTCAACTATGCATGGTGAGCCCTTGGTTAAAGTCGCCATGACATGATCGGCCAATAGACCCCAAGCAGTTACCTCGGTAAAGCAAACTTCTTTAACATCCTTAAAAGTATAATTCGAGGCTATTGTAAACTTACAAACCTTCGAGGATGTAAACTCTTTAACTTCGGGATCTCTTACTAGATTACCCTGGATGATTATGTGATTAATATGTGAGGCCATGTAAACTTCCTAAAAAGTCTTAACGTGCTTACTTCTAACTGTCCTTATTATCTTATCTTCAAGTATTAACGGATGTATTACGTATTTGCCACCAGTAAACTTCCTCATAAACCCCTTCTTGCCCATGTGCCAAACAGCATGTCTTATATTCTCTTCTAAAATTGACCCACAGAACATCTTTATCTCCGAGGTATATATTGGGCTTACCTGGAGGCACATCGTTTGTTGTAGGTCAACGTAGTGTAAAATACGAGTATAATAGTACGGCAGTTCCAACAAGCAAGCAATCGTTCTCTCTTTTAAGTCGTAAAGTCTGTCACGTTCTTGGGGGTTGTTTAACTCGAGCTTG